GCATTTTGAGCACGACCAGCAGGAAGTTTCTTAACGGCTTGACCTTTACTCATTGCTGCACTAGCAAGTTTTGATAGATCACGATCCTTGTCAGATGCTTCTTCAACTGGCACACAGTTAGGAACCTTGCGGCCGCCCTTCTTCTTCATGCCAATCATTTCATAACCTTTCCAACAAGGATCTTTGTCTTCATCTAAACTTTTTTTTTCAGATGCAGCCACAGCCTCCTTGTTACCCTTCTTCTTTTCATCGGAAGTGATATCATGCATTGGTTCTCTAGGAGCATTAGCCTTAGCGATAGCCTGCATTTGCTCTGCTTCTTCTGCCATGGTGATTTCAGCCATGTCCATAAGTTTATCAAGTTCATCTTTGTCAACTATTCTTGCCATCACTTTAAACATACCACCAACAATTGGTTTAGCATATGTAATACCAAAAGGTGTAATGATACCATACTGTACAAAAAGATAATGAGTTGATGGAACTTCGTTGATAAACTCACCGGAGTCAGTCATACCCATCTTATGTCCAAACTGACGTAGTTCAAATACCTCTACACCCTTATCACCTTCAAGAAATCTCTTTGGGAGAATGATGTGATACTGAGCAAGTAGTTTTGACAATCTGTTATAAACAACATATGGAGTGACCGCAGGCTGTGACACAACACCAGCAATTGCAGCGTTGATAGCAGCACGAACCGCTGGCTTGTCAATATCAAGACCCCCATCAGCCACTTGGACTGATGGAAGTACCTGCTCTTTAATATAATTGCGGAATGACTTCATTTATATCACTCCTTATACGATACGAAGAATTGTAGCGTTTGATGAGTTTACAGTATTTGCGCCTGTTGATGTTACAACGACACGGAACACATTGCCATTTGCGGTGACATTGTTTGCTGTAAGTATTGGTGATGTATTGTTGAAATAACGACCAGCGGTATTTGCAACGTCAACCCATCCAGCAGCACCACTAATGTTGTTATACTGCCACTTGTAGGCAACTGTGCCACCAGTTGGAACTGTTGTAACAACTGTAGTAAATGTAATGTTACCAGCTAGTGCAGTTGTATTGCTTAATGGTTGTGTACCAATAACAATGCGACGATCTGGGAAGTAAATATCTTCTGTTGAGTTACCATCACCCGACATTGAACCCATAGCAACAAGTGTCTCGTATGTGACACGTCCGGCACGAAGACCTGTGCCTACTTTACGAAGAACCCATCCAGCATGTTGTGGATGTGCGGTTGTCTGCATTGCAGTAATTTCGTTTGTATCAACACCAAACTGACCGATGGTCATACCAGAAAAGAATGTGTTTGGTCTTGTGTTACCATAAAGAATTGTCTGATTACCTGTTGTAGGTGATCTATTCACCTGCATTGTAGCAGCAATATCAGAATTGGCTGCGTCGTCCTTATTACCCCAGAGAGCCATTTTAGTTTTCCTTTTTAGTTGTAAGTTTTTCCGATGGCATCTGGTTTATCTGGATCCTGAACTACAGGATCCGAAACATTACCAGTCATCGTTTTGCCTTGTTGTGTTTTTGAAAGAGCCTTTTTAGTTGCTACTTTCTTTTCTTCATTAACATCATATCTACCCGGAGATAGATTCTGATTACCAACTGCCTTACGAGATGCTTCTCTATCAGTCAGATCACCAGTTTTTCTATTTCCAAATACCGAACTTCTTTTTGGTGAATGCACCATTATATGATCCTGTATTTATTTACACCGATCTGCACAGATTCATTCATAGATTGTGTTACTTCCTGAACAGCAGGTGTTGCACCCATTCTTGCACGACTTTTGGTTTCTTGTGATGGATTTGAAATATCAGAAGAAGTTGGATTCGGTGAAGAATTAGGATTCTTAACAGGATTTACTGGTTCAACAGTTAATCCTTCTTTCATGTGTTTAGCACGGATCTTTTTAAGAATAGCTCCAGCAACTTTCTTGCCACGCTCTTCGGATCCATACTTCTCACCTGCCTTTGCAGCAATCTTAGCAAACATCTTGCCTGGCTTACCAATATCTTTACCTTCTCTGGCAGCCTTTGCTGAATAAGCAGCTTCTTCCATTTTCTTTGGTTCTTGATGTGCGGTTGAACCAGCAGCAGCATGAAACTTAGCATGATCAAAACGTGGGTTCAATCTTGCATATGTTGAAGCAGCGGAAGATGCAGCTTTGTTTCTTTCACCTTGATCAGAAATCTTTGAGATGTCCGCAGCGTGGGCAGCAAAATGCTTACGAGTTGCTTCATCAATCTGTGTTTCTTCATTAGCCTGAACCTTAGCACGACCTGTTAGTTTATTAACCGCCATGTTGATGCCTTTTTCACGCTTGAAGGAATCACGATTGTGTTTACGTGAATCTTCAACGTCTTGCTTTGTTCTTCTCTTTGTGGCAAGTTCTTTACCGTAAACTTTACCAGACTGAAAAGAAGAATCGGAACGCTTATAGTCGGCTTTCTTGATATAACGGCCAGCTAGTTCTTTTGAGATTTCATCAATCTGTTCTTCTTCATTCATACCAGCAGCACCACGGGCATTACTTATTGTTGAACCAGCAGCATTGCCTGTTCTTGTCGGTGTTGATGATGGTGTCTGTGACTGTTGAGCAGCGCCAGCTTTCTTAGCAACTGCCATGCCTGGATCTTCACCAGATACGGCTGAGCCTTCTTCCATCTTGCCAGCAGCTTTAGCAGCACGGAAACGTGAACCCCATACTTCGTCTTTTGGAGACTCAACCTTACCGTCCTTGTCATAATCTTTCTTAGCAAGAACAGGCTTGCCTTCTTTCATACACTTATAGGCTTCCTCGATAGCAGCGTCATAAGCAGCGAGGTCTTCACGAACAACTGCGTTACGTGAGAAAACGCCAAATTGCTCATTGACGGCAGCAACAGCCTGACGACGCATATCGCCATCAGCCTGAGCTTGTTTTACGGCCTCTACAAGAGGATCGTTCTTAGAACTATTAAATCTGTTATTAAACATTGTTGGTTCCTTTTTGATTGATTTCAGAAATCATTTCTTCTTATTTAGTTTTCTTACAGGCTTCATTATAGCCATTTTCTCAAATTCGGCATTGATATCTGGTCTTGTACCATCATCACCAGCATTTCCAGCATTAGGGGTGGCACCTGTAAATCCTGAAGACGATCCTACATCCCAGAGACCTTCACGACGTAGTTTTGCTACAGTCTCTTTAATCTTCTGTTCAGCCAAATAACCATACTTTGCCTTGAAGCGATTTCTGGTCTCTTCTCTCATAGCCCAACGATCAATAGGTGACCAGTTTGATAATGGTTCACCAATAGAGAAGGCATTCTGATCGCTTGTAATATCACCGACGAATGATGGATTCTTTGCTGATGTATATGTCTGTCCAAGTCTATCAGCCTGCTTAGGTAGATTGCCAAAAACTTTGACTTGAGGCGCTTTTGTCTTAGCATACTGAAAATAGCCTGTCTCTAAATTCTTACCAGGTATCTGACCTGGTGTATCCGACTTATATCTATTAGCAAGTTTAGATGTGCCCCAGTTACCAGCGCCTCCTGTTGGATTGTTTGCGGATAATGGTCCGAAATCAGAATAGCCTTCTAACATTTGTTCAAAACGAACGTCGGTATTTTTAAGAGAGAACTGACGAATATCTTCTGATACAGCTTTGACAAGTTTACTATATGTTTCCTGAATAACTTCTATAGATTGATTGAGGTCCAAGTCGTTTCTAACTTCAATAACTTTTTCAAATATACTGTCATAACGATCTAATGTTTCTTGTGCGGTTTTCCATTTAGTAAAACGAACGCTTTCATTGATTACACGACCACCTTTATCGGCTCTTGCTTCATTGCGTTGTCTAGAAACTTCATTGGATGTATTGACAAAGACCATGATTGTTTCATAGCCAGCCTTTTCCAAATCTTCTTTAATAAAACGAATACGCTCATAATTGGATGTGCCATTGACGACAATTAGTCTATCAGATGGTGTGTTATATGTGTCAGACGATAATTCAATAAATCCGTGAGGTAGAATACTCTCTTTGAGTATCTTATCTTTTCCGCTACCAGGAACGCCAGCTAAGACTATAGCTTTATTTTCCGTAACATAACTCATACTAAAGCATTGAGGATTTGCTTTGCCATACCAGCGCATAAGTTCACCGGCTCTAGAATTAGCTTCATTCTCAATATCAGAACCAGTAGCACCTTCTTTGGCAATGTCTTTACCAATTCGACCTTCCTCATTCTGTTTATGATGCACTAACTCATGGGCTACTGATCTAAATATGTCCATAGGATGTCTATTTTTAGACATAACATAGACTTCATGAGAACCTGGAGCATATGCAGCAAATGATGGTTGCTCACCCTGTTCGGCAGGTTCTTTGAACTTTAATGTTGGTTTATCTTTAATGCTTAGTTTGTCACAGCAGAAATCGATGAAAGAATTGAGATGATTACTAAAGTCCTTGCGGCTCATCTCTTCACGAATATATCTAACTGTCTGCTTGTCTATTTCTTTTGACAATCTTCTGTCAAGTTCGCCACCATGTCTAGGTACAGTAATATGTCTGCTACCTTTTTCATGTGAATAGATATCGTGATTTGTGCCTCGACGATGGAGCTTCCATCCTCTTGTTGATAAGAGTTTTGTTATCTCTCTTTGTGAAGCCTCATCAACATATTCTTCTGCTAGATTTTGTTTGGTGGCAGTGAATATCTTTTTGGCTAATGTCTTATCTCTAGCGGCTGATGCTTTTGCGAATGTAGCAAAGTCACCTTTGCGAACGGCTGCTCTCAATGCTGTGCCAGAGATGCCTTGCTTTCTTGAACCAGATGATACTACCTGAAATTTCTTGAATGGATAATGGATCTTGGGATTGAAATCTTTAGCAGTCTTTGGTTTGACATACTTGCTAAATGATGCTTTAAATTCATTGACACGATCATCACCCACCACAAATGTTACATCTTCGTAACCTTCATCAGCCAGCTTGCGGCAGATAGCAAATGCAGTCTTCATTGCTGGATCATCAATGAAATTTACGCCAGGAAATATTTGGCGCAAAAACATCATCTTCTGTCTTGGCGCTAGTGGATTCTTAGATGGATCATGTGACTGAGAAGTATAGATACGATGCTCTGCACCGGTTCTCTGTGCTAATTTGACAGCATATGTGATTAGTTCTGCATGACCATGACTCGGAGGATTCATTCTACCAAATGTAAACACTACTTTCTTAGACATATCTACCACTCCATCCGTTACAAGTTTTAAACTTTGCTTGACCACGAAGTAGTGTTTTCATATTACCATAGTTCATTTTCTCTCCCTCTGCGGGTTACTGTTTATTTAGTCTTTTTCTTATCTTGAGCCTGTTTGACGATCTTTTTGATAGTCTTGACTACTGGAACAGGCTTAATCTCAGGATGTCCCTTATCACATCCACAGTGTTCTTTTATCTTAGACATTACTTACCCCACGATTTCGTAGCCAGAAAGTTTGCTCTACTAAACTCCATGCGATCTACTAACTTAACAGCATCTCCACCGGTAGACCAGGCCGCAACATACCCTTCCGGGGTTGTCACTTTGTAGCCACCATCAGCGGTGTGTAAGAATGTGCCAAGATCGTTTACTTGATTGAACTTGCGAATAAGTAACATCTTAGCGTCAATGAATAAATTCTGTAGCTGAAAGATTAGTTTAAGATTAGATGCGTTTCTACGATACCAACCAACAACGATTTTCTTTTCAGCAGCTCTCTTGGCTTTTGTAGCAGGCATCTTAGCTTCCGCTATTAGCTTATCATATTTATCCGAAACAAATTTAATCACTTCGTTGACATGACCAGCTTTCATATGCTCACCAGCACGAACCTTTTGGTTATAGTATGTCATGATTGGTAAACGATATGTTGCGTTAGTAGCAATCTCATTCATCAGTGATGCTGGTATTTGTCTAAACAATACGCCTGCTTGTGTAAGAATATTAGATAGTTTATCATTTTCAGATTTAGTAAGTGTAGCCTTGCCTGTCACGTCCATAAATCTATTGCTACGATACCATACATTCTTTGATGCTCTTAGACGCCCGATGTCAACATCGAAATTAGTTTGGAGAGAAGACATAGTGGAACCACTATAAGAAGTGTGAAAAACAATTCCCATTCTAGAAGAAAGTATCTGGCGAGAGAGTGTCGTACCTTCCGGAACAGCATACGTGATCGTGTTCGGGCGAAACGTGATATACTTTTTACCATCTATAGTTTCCGATTTTAGTTCATCTTTCGAATACATAAAATCACCATGAATGATACCAGTAATACCCAATTCAGGTAGATATCTCAAAGCAAGTGAAAGTTTATCAGCAAGACCACCAGAATGATTTGCTCTAATGTCTGCTTCCGTATAGTTTAGTTTAGCGTTCTTGGCAAAGATAGATTTAGAACCAACAAAGAACTTTCCGTTCTCTGGATTGATACCAGCATACAAAGCTGGTGCTCCATCAAACTTAGTTCTTAAAATGAGAGAACCACGACTCTCGGATAATGTCTTACCGTCATCGGCAAACATATCTCTTAATGAAATAAGAAATTGAATAGCATTACGAGTACCGGCAACACCACCTTCCAATACAGCATCTTCAATATGTGTCAAATGACGATCTTTTTCTGCGGCAGCTTCATTTAGATATGTCGAAAACTTTTGCATGATCATCGCATAAATGCCTCTACTAATGGACTATTTTTAAGAATTTTTGTTTCAATTTCCGACTTAGATCCTCTTTTTAAAGGAGCTATATTATAAGGTGACGATTTGACACCACTAAATTGCATAGTAGTGACAAACTGATAATCACCTTTGCCTTTATATTGACAACGCACACGAATTGTGGCAGAAGCAGATGAGGCAAAATCTGGAATAGTTGGCTGTTTATTTTTTGTTAGTATTTTATTTAAACCTAGTGCGTCTTTACCATTTAAAGTATAGAAGCCATGAGTGCCAACATTAATATATGAACATTTCTTGGCGATATAATAATCACAAATAGCAGACGCAGGTATTTCTAGATAAATTTCATTTGCTCCGCCGAATCTAGCAATATCTTTTTTATATGCTTCTTCTCTTGATAACGTAGCAGGAACAGTTATTTTCTTTCCTGCAGCTTCATTCTGCAAATGTGGGGCACCAGCAGCTCGCCACGCTTTTCCTGCAACACCTGACGTATTCATTTCTTTAAGAAGTTTTTTACTTTCGGCTAGATCGTGAATAAATCTTTTTTCTTCGTCTATGGAGTAATCACCATATGACCATTTTCCTTTATGGTATTTCATAACAAGAGAGCCGGCAGCAGTAGGTGAGTTTTTAAGTTCTACACCTGCTTCTTTACCGGCTCTTTGAATTGTTAAATCAGGAACATCATGCGCTGCACCAGCAGTTAAACCAGTGGATATCTTAAATATTTTTAACGCTGAATATGCATTGCGCTCGTAGGCAAAACCTTCTTGTGCCATAGAATACTCCTTTATAGAGTATTTATGATCCTTTACTCGTGTACCTCAAAAACATATAGTTCTGGAGATGTACCAACTCTTCCAATATACTCAAAGGTTTTCTTCTCATAGTCTTCCATCGGCATATTCTCTTCAAAAGTAGCGAACCATCGTTCTTTTTTCTTATGGTTAGGATTGCAAATAACATGTAAATATGTTTTATCATCTACTACTGATACATCAATTACTTTGCCACCTTTTGGTATGTCCACTTTAGTGAACGAGACATATCCAATCGTTTCTGACAAGTCTTCAAGTTTATATTTTATAATCTTTTTCTCACTCATCATAGCACCTCATATTTTCCAGTTTCATCAGTTGTATATACGGTACGCTTGATACCAAACTCTGCGATTGCTCTTTCACAACCACAACACGGTTTAGCCAGACCCCAAACAAAATGCTTGTCGCCTGCTTTAGGTTTTTTTACTCTGGTAATGTATAACTCTGTCTCTTTTAATTCTTCCACAGTTAGTTCACGCAAGGCATTCTTAATAGCATGAACTTCCGCATGTAAAAAGATAGCCTCAGGATTCTTGGAAAACTTTGCTTGAAATGGGTGGGATTTTCTGCGGTTGTATCCGATGGATATAATCTTGTTACGATACACGACCGCTGCGGCAAAACGGATATTGCTATCATCGTTAGCTTCTGCCACCCTAGCAAGGGTGAATAAGATGTTCACATTTACCTTTTTCATAATGTATTATATCACAAGATTAGTATTAGGTCAATACAGGATACTTATTGACTATTCTACCTTTGACTACGGAAACTGTTCCTGGTATTACACCTCCAACATCTTTTCCATCATAGCGCCATTGTATTTGAATGATACCAACATCACGGGCGTGCCATGCTCTCCAGCCAGATGCTTTTTTAGAACCAAATGATTGATCATACTCTAATTCAATAACATCAGTGTAACCATTGAATAGATTATACTGATTAACATACTTTACTCTTTGATTGCCAGCAGTTGGTGCTTCAAACTTTGTAGAAGCAATAGCGTCGATTTGAATTGGTGCATTAAACTCATCACCAATGTTTTGAACGCCACCCCAAAGGATTTCTTTACCTTTTGTAAAAGCGGTTGTTCTATACTGTGTCCAGAATTGATATGAGCGACGAGGATAGATGTCAGCCGTTTCCGTTACACCCTTATCACCAAGATAGTCCATAACCCATGTGGCTTGCCACTTGTTATCATGATAATCTTCTTGATAAAAATGTCTGTTATCTCCGCTGTTCCATACCATGAATGAATATGGCTTACCATCAGCACCATTATTAAAATTATGTATTGAAATATAACCCGGTTGTGGCTGTGGCCAGTATTTGTGAAAGATAAAAGCCATTACTTCTCTCCTAGTGTTGCCCTCAACATCCAACGGTGTTTACGATGTGCAGTAATTAGGTCTTGAACATAGTTTTGCCATCCCCATGCTTTCTCTTTACCTGAAAGTTCATAGCATTCATTTAGACAAGCAAGAACCTGTTCATTAGCATCATATAAGTTCTGAAACATCTTCTCTGGTTTAACAATCTGTGTATCTTCTTTAATCTCGGATAATTCGATCATACGAGCAAGAGAAGCTGGAGCAAAGTTATCCATTGCTCTAATATGTTCAGCTACTACATCTACCTCGTCATGAACACTCTCGTATAGATCACCAAAGAAAGCATGATACTGCGGAAAGTTGTCGCCGATATAGTTCCAATGATATGCATGAGCTTTCATATAAAGCACGAACATATTACCTAATAGAACTTTAGCTTTATCAACTACCTCATCCATTTTTGTTCTTCCTTGTATTTGCCCCATTTTTCTATTGGGCACTCTGACGATGGTAATAATGTTTTTGCTTCCATAAAGCATAAACATTTGAGACATTGCGTTGTTTCATGAACATAATGCTCACAGTTTTTACATATTTCTAATCGTTCTTTTGCCTTATCTCGGCGTTCCGACCATCGTGTAATTAATTTCAACATATAAGTATTTAGTAAAAGAAAAGGGCGACATTTCTGCCGCCCTTCGATTAATGCTGAATATGTATGTGATTATAGTGACCCGGCACTCGCCAAAGGACGGTGTATCCTGCTGCTCTTGCGTCGGCAGCCAGTTGATCAAACTTATTAGCATATCCAGAACGTGCTTCTACCACGCCTCGCCCGACATTCACATCAATGGCTCGGCCAGCGTAGTGGGCCCATCCGTGATGAACATGATGGACTCCACCAAATGACGGATGTTCCGAAACA